TTGCCGCTGGCACCATAACCTATGCTGTTGTTGAATGCCAGACGCAGCAGGGGATGAAATCCTGCAATATTGAAATAGTCAGTGGTGGTGGCGCTGAAGTATTCGCGAGTCTCGCTCACGTTGGTCCAAACAGATTCATAATTGGGCGCTGCTTCTACTTTGACCGTGCCAGTGTAACCCACCAAATCAAATTTGATTGTGGTATAACCACTTTGATTGCTGGGCATCTCGCTGCTGTACCATTCGGTCATGCTGACGAAATTCTGAGGTTGCGGAGTCAGCGCCCAGTCTGGCCAATTGGTGCTGTTGGCACCCACAGTTTGTTGCTTGCCATAAGGTGTGGGCACAGTGCATTCAAAGCTGGGCACAAATTGCGGAAACACACTGTCTACAATGTCGCAGTCTGCTCTGGCTTGTGCATTGGCATTGACATACACTGCCTGCACATAGTCACCGCTCACACGTTCAATGCTGTAACTGGCCGGCTGTGCTTGTATGTTTATGGTATCTGAGCTGTCCAGCACCACTTTGACTCGGCCAGTGGTGGCACTGAGTATGGTCATGGGTTTTTCCAGCAACAGTTGATCGCCGGCTTGATTAACCAGTCTGAACTTGAATGTGCTGCCCGTGATGTTGACTGGTTTTTGATCTTGATTGAGGAATTCAAACAACAACACGTTGTCTACCCCTTTGTTTACGGTTAAAGATTTGGCATACACTGGTTCGTACCTCACTGTGAAATATCCACCACTGGTGTCAATCAAAAACACTTTGGTAATTTGTTGATATAAGTAACAAGTGGTTGAATACATTAGGAATCCTCAAAACGTATTTATGGGCAACAATCTCTTTGAAAAACTGACAGAAAAATACCCCTTTATAACACTATGTCTCTATGCCAATCAGGAGTACGTGGGGATAGTTCAAAATCGCGACGACACAGTGACCACTATCTATGATTTTGGCAGCGTTCAGCACCAGCCCGACAAGCTGGAATTTTTAGATCTAGCTTCGGTGTGGTGGTGGGAAAGCAACAGATCCATACCCATCAATATTTTTTTGCGCAGAGAGTGGGATAAATTTCGACCCACACTGAGGACATTTATCAACAAAGATCTTGAAATCTTGCACGGACCCACATGCAGTTTACTGGACATGTCCCGCAAAAAAAGCAAACGCAAGAGCATTACCTTGGTTCGCAGGATGCCCTCAGGTCAGTAAGTTCATGTGCAGTGCAACTAATGCAGCGTAAGAAATTGAATGACTACGCTTAAACGTATAGCCCCGGCTGTCATCCCCATCCCATACAGTGGCAAACACTTCTGCCCAAGGACGTCGCTGCAAATGTGCTTTGCCTGGGCGAATGATTGAGATAAAAGCAGCCATTCTAGCAATGGAATCTGGCTTCATTGCTGCCAACAAATCCCTGTAATTGCCAACATGCACCAATTTGCCGGCCCACTCGGGATCTTGCCACAGTCTAGACCAAGTGGGTTCTTGTGCCAACAACTGATCATAGTGTGCTTGATCTTGTATTAAACTATACACACTCATGTTCAACAGATCAATCTTGAAGTAGCCGCGTTGTTCTGCCATATCATAAGGCAGTGCAGCACAGCCGTTGATGGGATCACGCGGTATCTCGGTCACATATACGCCAGAGTTGTGTCGGCGCACTGAGCCATTGACCTCAAGACGTGCTGGTACATGCTGTATCAATTTGAGTACAGCATCACGGTTGGGAACGTCAATGTCAATATCAGCGCTCATTGGTCTCGCACAGTATGGTTGTCAGTTGAAGTTGTTCCTGTGCTTTTTTTACTGCCTCTAGTGCATTGGCCACAGTTGGATGCTTGGCGGCCAAGACTACAATGCGTGATTCTTCATCTCGCTTGATGCGAGCCCAGTCCAACAGCGACTCAGCATCGCCGTTGAGACCCACTGACATAGAACCAGTGCTACACGTGATCCATTGGTTACCATCATACACTTCGATGTTTTGGGTCTGGGTGTTGAATCGCATGTTGCCTGTGCCCATGCCGTTGCCGTAACTGCTGATATAAGGATAGGCACCATTGCCAGTCACTGTGAGATACCTTCCCGATTGCACTATAGATTTGATCATGTCACCATCCTGCTTTGTTCAAAATATCTTCTACCCAGGCTTGATCTGCAGGGTAGTCATGAAAACGTCGTTGCCATGTGTCAGAATCAATGTAGGGCCAAATCATGGCCACTTGTTCTGAATTCAAATTGTTCAAAAATTCTTGACCCGAACTGCTGTTGTAAATGACCCAGGCACTGATACGACCAGCTGTGATCTCATGGCACAGTGCGTTGACATTGCCGTATCGCAGCATGTCCTGTGCTGGATGGCCAGTTTGTTCTTGCCAGCGTACACTTTGTTCAATAGCACGTTCCACTGCATCGCTCACCGCTTCCACTGTGACATACCATGTGAGATATTCAGTGTACAGTTGGTCACTGGCCCAACGATCAATTTTTTTATTGTGCTTCAACAACCATGTCATGTACTGTACAGGATTGATCACATGTGTGTCAACACAGTATCTTCCAAATTTCACAAATGCTCGATAGTAGGCACTGTCACAAAAGTCATCAAAAGTTTTGAGCCGAGCTGAGCCTTGAGCTTGCTCATAAAACTTGATATAGGCTTGAAAGCCCAGTTGTACTCCGCGATCGTTTTGAGTGGTGCGACGACGTTTGGGTTCACACATGTGAACTACCATTGACGTTTCACGTGCAAATTTTTTGTTACAGTATCCGCACTCAAATGTCATTTGCTATCTTTGCCTGCGGCGGCAAAATATTGATCAATGTCTTTTTGTGTGGCGATGGCCATCATTACATCCAGCTCATCATCTTTGTAATGAGGATACATTTCTGCCAGCTGACGGCGTCGAGCCGACGCACCGGACTGTTTTTTCTTGGGGGCGATCCAAGGATGCCGGTGTGTACCCAATCCAGGGCTCACGGCGGTGGCCATGAGCCATTGCAATTTTGGATGCTTGGCCACGTCAAAGAAATGTTTGTTCAGTCTCTCGTTGGTGGCAATCACATAAAACTCTTGCAGCTCTCTTGAGCCTTCCACTGCCGAGCCCCAACGTATCATGAGAAAGTTACTGAACTTTTTCTTTTCTTCTGCTGTGAGATCGTCGTAGAATGATCTGACCTTGCGATCAAACATGCGCATTTCATTGGCAATGTTTAGTTTGTCACTCATTTGGTTGCTCTATCCAGTAAGGACATTTCATCAACACATTGTACCCGCCAATACGATTGGTTGGGGTATTAAATCTATCATTTGCTTGGCATGGAATAATTTGAACTACATCCCAGCCCACCCTACCATACGCATTTAGCTGGTCGTCAAAGTCATTACCACAGTCAAAATACAACCATCTGTATTGATATCTAGTTCTTCCATCAGTTTCGGCCTGATGCTGGGCTTGTTGAAATATGTCTTTGATGGCTTGTCCAACATCAATATCTGGCTCCGTTGAGGACTGATTTTCACTCATGTGTTTTCTTTAGATTATACAGCACAAACAATTGTTCCAACAATTGTTTCATAGCCGGATCACTTTCACACCTCAGCAGCACATCGTTGATGTGGTTCATGTAGTATCTGCGTTCTCTAGCTTCTTGAACACCGCTTTCGTATCCCACAATTTGCCTCTGTGTAGAACCAAACTCTCGAGCATATATACGACCGCCTTCGCGTTCATAGATATATGTGGCACCAGGTTTGAGTTGGCCCATTAGTGATTCCTTTTGCCGTCAAATACGCAGTTGAACAATAAATGCATTTCTCCATCGTTGATCACTCTATGAAACGCACCATCGGGAATTAGAACAATATCGCCGGCGTTGACTACGAATTCTTCTTGGTCCACTTGCATGCGACCAGTGCCTTGAACAAAGAAATAAACTTCTTCTTGGCCAGCGTGACTGTGTCCACGTGTGGCTTGCCCGCGATACAGCCGGGTAGAGCTCAGCACAAGATTTTTTAGCGTCCGGTTGTCTTTGAGCAAATATGTTTCGTTGTCTTTGACGACGTCTCCGCCAATGTCATGATTGTGATACTTGAGTTGCATTACCAGGCCTTGTTGTAGTCCACAATCTCACAATTACGGCTGATGTCTTTGACAAAGTAAACACAGTCAGGTTCAGGATCATCATTTATCGGCACAGCCAACATCTGTCCATTTTTGAGTTTGGGTGCATACCAGGACACTTCGTG